GGCTTTCTCAGTAGCTCGCAACGGTGTTGACGAGCACGACGGTGCACATGCGGGCGGGGCTGGTGGCCCTAGCCGCCTGCCAGTCGAAGGTGGCCTGGATGCCCTGCGGCCCCGAAATCTCGATCCGCGGGCGCGGCAGATAGACCGCATGCGCGGTGAAGGTGAGGCTCGCGTCCGCCCCGAGGCTCCACGAGAATTCAAGCTCGCAAGGATCGCCGTTGATGGCCTGCGTCACCAGTGTCGTGTCCGCGAAGCGCACCTCGATCTTTCCGGTCAGCGACGCCATGCCGGGGTCGGCTCCGTCGATCCTGCCGTCCGCGCGGATGGTCTCAATGCGGTCGATGCCGTTCGAGTAGGTCACCTCCGCCGAAACCACGTTGCCCAGCGCCGTGCCGTTGCGCCTGATCGACCCGTTGAAATGCCCGAACCGCTGCAGCGACAGCGCAGTCGGCGTGCCCGCCGCCGATGCCGCCGCGATGGTCTCGCCTTGCGCCACGAGCTTCGCCGTTGCCGTGAGCAGCCCCGAGCGCTGCATCTGCCAGGACAGCTCGTCGAGCACGCAGCCGGTATACATCGCATAGCGCGGCACATCCGGCATCGCCGTCTCGATGGCCATGCTGGGCAGTGACCAGCTCCCGGACTGGAAGGTGTGCGTCCTCGTTGTGGTGCCGGTGGTCGTGGGCTGACCGAAGGCCGCCTTCAGCCAGAAGCCGAAGTTCTCGACATCGACGGGAACGACAACATCGCCATCCACGGTGACCGCGTCCTTGATAGGAGCCAGCGGATCGCGCCCGTAGCCCAGCAGTTCGCTGTTCAGCAGAGGCTGCTCGGCGCCGAGCGTGCTGCTGGTGAATGGCACCGTGCGGAAGCCCGACGTGGGCGCGGTGCCGTAGACGGTCTCGAACGCAAGCGCCATCTGCGCCCGCGCTGCGTGTGCGCGTGCCATCGTGTTCTCCTATCGTGAGTGGGGTCAGGCCAGAGGATCGGCCGTGGAATAGTGCAGGATGACCGGGATCACCGCCGCCTTCAGGCTGGCGGCACCCTCCACGGCCAGATCGACCGGGCGCGGCGCTTCCGCATCGACCCAGTCGCAGAGGCCGCCCAGCGTGCGGTCGGCGGCGAGCGCCGCACCGATGCTGGCGCAGAGCGTATCGAACACCGCGTCGCGCCCCGGGCCTTGCACCACCGCCTCGATCTCCGCCCGGTGCTGGTAATGGTAGCGCAGCGGCGACAGCGTGACCTCCGGCTCGCCCGGCTCGCCATCGCGCAGGATCAGGAGACCAGATGGGGGCACGCGCTCGGGCAGCGCATCGCCGCGCAGGGCGATGGCGGGCAGCGTCCCGAGCAGCGAATGCAGGGCGGAAAGGATGGTTTCGCGGGTGGTGGGCATGGCAGCGATCCGGAATCGTTCAACGGGGGGCTGTGTCGAGCTGTTCGACGGCGGCGAGGATCACTCCCAGAACGCTGGCCGGCCTCGAGATTGTCTCGTCCGCAGGGTCCGGCACGCTCCCCAGCGAGCGCCGCAAATCGCCCGGACGGGCGCCGAACTGAAGCCCGACCGAGATCACGACGCAGGCGTCCTCCACCAGCCGCTGCATGTCCGAGCCGCCTCGCAGTCCAGAGGCGAACACCTCGCGCACGCGGCCGTCCGCAGCGTAGCCTGCGGTGATCGCAAACGCATGGCCGTTCCAGTCGAGGTTGACGGTGATCGAGGGACGGCGGTCCGGCAGTCGCTCGCGGGGCACGGCGTCAATCCTTCCAGTTCGCCACGATCAGCTCCGGCACACCGACCACCGCTCTCTCCGCATCCCGCGCCAGATCCAGCCGCTTCGGCAGCTTGACCTGCGGCACCAGCAGGAAGATCGTCGCGGTCACGACGCCACGCCCGGTTTTCGACCGTGACGCTACGACCCGGCCCTTGGTGTTCAACCGTCCGTCTGCCACCAGCAGGCTCGGACCCACGCGCCGATAAACGAACCGCAGGCGCAGGCCGGTGCGGCGTTCCCATTCGCCGGGGGTGATCCGACCGCCGCGCAGGGACTTGCCTGCGGCGGGCGTGGGGATCGCGAGCCAGAAGCCGTTCTTCGAGCGGATCAGCGGGCCAGTGTCGTGCGCGCCCACGATGACCGGCGCCTTCGACCAGACGAGCGCTGCGGCATCGAGGCTCTCGCCCGACCTCGGGAAGGTCTGGCTGCGGATCGAGTTGGCCAGCCGGGACCCGAGGCCCGCGCCGGTGATCTGACCGCGCCACGCCGCCTTCAGCCCGGACCCGGCCTCGCGCATGGCGGCGGTCACCGCGCGCTCGCCCGCCGCAACCTCCGCCGCCATCATCGCGACGATGTCGGGATCGATGTCGAGCTTGAGCTTCATCCCGATCACGCCGGGCGCAGGTCGACGGTCCAGACCAGCCGCTCGCGGTCGCGGACCGGCTCGCCCTGGATGAGGAAGGCGTCGCCCTCGATCTCGATCCGGTCGCCGGGGCGCGGGGCTGGCACCTCGGCGACGCGCAGGTCGATCCGGGTGGTCTCGGACCAGAGCCGGGCATCGCCGAAGTCGGTGATCACGTCCGCGCGCCGGGCAACGATGCGAACGAGGACCGGCGCGCCGCCGTCGGCGATGTAGACCGCATCCCGCCCGATGTTCGGATCGGCGAAGAGCGCATCGAGGGCGGCTACGACGGCACTCATCACGTCCGCCGCGCCGAACGCAGCACCTGCGGGCGGGTGCAGATCGGCAGCGGGTTGCTCTCGATCTCGAGGCGCACCCATTCGTCCCGGTCGCGATCCGGGATCATCCGCGCATAGAGCGGCAGGCCCAGCGTGTTCACCGTCTCGAAGGTATCGGCCGGAGCGAAGTAGATCTCGAAGAGGCCCTCGACCCCCTCGGGATAGAAATACGCCTTGTCCGTCGGCACGCCGAAGCCGAGGCCGCCCCGGTAGCGGCGGAAGGTGATGCCGCCGAAGCTGACCTCTTCGCCCACGCGTCCCCGCAGATCGGCAGCGGCAGCGGTGTTGAGATAGGTCTCGCGCACCTCCTTGTGGGCGACCAGATCGGCGAAGAAAGCCGAGCCGCATTCGGCGCGCAGCTGGACCTGACCGGCCGCCAGACCGCCCAGGCTGTCCTCGACGCTTTCGATCAGCGCCTGGCAACGCTTGCGCAGCGCACCCGATGCGGGGCTCGCATTGTCGAGGTCGAAGTCGACCTCGGCGGCGGGCGTGATGCCGAACTCGGTGTAGTAGTTGACCACCGTCGCCCCGTCCTTCGGATCCTTCACCACGCCCTGGATGCCGTTGAAGAGGTGGAACTCGAAGGTGGCCTCGGCATCGTTCCTGAGCCGCCCGAGCTTGCGGGCCACCTCGGTCTGCACCTGCTGGGTGGCGGTTTCCGAGCCGTGGTCGCGGATGCCCTGGATCTCGGAGGCCCAGAGCACGTCCTGCTTCTTGAACTGGCGCACGACGAAGGCGCGCATCTCGCGGCGTTCCGGCACCTGGCTCTCGTAGGCCGAGCCGCGTTCCGAGAACGGGATCAGCGACAGCGTGCCGTCCCGGCTCTCGATCACGACGGTGCGCGCACGCACGCCGCGGGGCCCGAAGAGGTTCGCGCCCGAGAGGATCGCGGGCTTGAAGGGGATGTTCTCCAGCGCGCGGGTCAGTTCGATGATCGAGAAGGCATCGCCTTCGAAGATGTCCATGGTCGCCATGGGGATGTCCTTTCGATGAAGAGATCAGCGCAGAAGGATGCTGAGCGCGGCCAGCGCCCCGGTGGCGGCGGCGATCTGCGGTTCCGTCGCGCCCGTTGGCCAGATGAGGTCATTGCGGTTGACGATGGCCGGGCCGCGCAGGACCACGACGGCGGTGGCATCGGCGGTCGTCGCGTCGGCCGGACCCCAGAGGATCCCGGCGGCGTTCTGGCTGCCGTTCGACGCGGCGGGGGCAAGCTGGGTGAACTTGCCGCCCGTGGTGATCTTGCCCAGCACCGTTCCGGGGGCGAGCTTGCCTGCGCCGGAGGCAAGGGTGACGGTGTCACGGGTGTAGTCGCGCGAGGTTTCCCAGACGAGGAAGCCGCCCGCGTGCGGGCCTTCGGTCAGCGTGGTCATGGTCTTACCCTTTCAGCTTGAAGGTGCGGGCGATCACGTCGCCCCAGGGACGGGCGGCCGAGGAACGGCCAGGCTGCGGGTGATGCGGCGCGATCTCGGGTTCGGCTTCCGCCCTCGCGGCGAGGAGCGCAGCGCGCACCGCATCGAGGCTCGCGTCCTCTTCGAGGAACCGCCCCGCCATCTGCGGCTGTCCCGCAAGGCGGCAGAGGTCGACCACGGCGCGGGCATGGGCGATGGCCTCCGCGCGGATGGCGGCCGGATCGGGCGGTGCACCGCTGGGCGGTGGCGTGACGGCCGGAGGCTGAGCGGTGGCGGCGGAGCCGGCCTGCTCGTCTTCGGCATCAGAAAGCTGATCTCCTTCGGCGGCCTCGTCGGTGGCTTCGACCGCTTCGATCTCACCGCCGTCGCTTTCGTCATCGAGCTCCGGCTCGGTTTCGATTGCGTCGACCAGGACAGGCGGCGCGTTGCGGAACCGCGCGATGTCGAAGCTGGCGGCAATCCGCACCGGCTCGGCCATTCGGGTGGCCAGCCCGGCTTCGAGGGCCGCTTCCGCATCGAACCAGGTCTCGGCCGCCATGAGGGCCGCGATCTCTTCCTCGGAGCGTCCGGACCTTGCCGCATAGCCGCGGACCATGGCGCCTGCGATCTTGTCCATGGTGTCGGCCATCTCGCGCATGTCGGCAGCGGTGCCCATGACCAGACCCGAGGGGTCGTGGATCATCAGGAAGGCATTCTCGGGCATGACGATCTCATCGCCCGCCATGGCCACATAGGAGGCGGCCGAGGCGGCCACGCCGTCGATCCAGACGGTGATCGTGCCGTCATGCCGCTGGAGGGCATTGTAGATCGCCACCGCGTCGAAGACCGAGCCGCCCGGGCTGTTCAGGCGCAGGTCGATCGGCACCCCGTCCGGCAGCGCGCCGAGTTCGGCAAGGAACCCCTTGGCGCTGACGCCATAAGCGCCGATCTCGTCATAGATCAGCACTTCCGCTCCCGTGCCCCGGGCGCGGATCGTGTACCAGCTCTTCATCCTGTCACTCCTGTTCGGATTGCGCGGCCGCGTCGGATCCACCGGTTTCCGGGTCGGGCAGCCTTGCGGGCGTGGCCCGCGCGCCTTGCGTCTCGCCGGGGCTCGTGCGGTAGCGCAGGCCCAGATCGGCCGCGCGTGCGGTGTCGGCGGCGTTCTCGCGGTCCACTTCCTCGATGTCGTAGCCAGTGGCCTCGACCACCTTGCGCCGCGAGGTGATGCCCGCCTCCATCGCCAGCACCTGCGCCTGGATGTCCTTCAAGGGATCGACCCAGTCCCAGCGCGGCGGGATCCATTGTGCCGCGCGAAACCGGCCGGGTGCGGCGGCGAACCCCGGCAGATCGAGCGCGCCCGACAGCGCTGCGGTTTCCATCCAGCGCGCCCAGACCGGGCGGCAGAGCTGGTGCACGATCACGCCATGCTGCAGCTGGCCGATGCGGCGGCGGAACTCGACAAGCTCGGCGCGCAGGCTCGAATAGTTCGCGTGCCGCACATCGCCGGTCACGAGGTGATAGGGCAGACCGAGCGAGGCCGAGACGGCGAGCAGCGTGCGGTACTGGAACGCCTCGTAGCCCCCGCCCACATCGGCCGGGCTCGAGAACTTCACGTCCTCTCCCGGCAGCAGGACCTGCATCGTGCCGGGCTCGAGGCTCGCAATC